TTAATAAAACTCTATACCCGTAATCTTCAATGAGTTCTGGCGCTTCCCTTTAATTCCTTTTACATATTCAAAATGAATGTTTTTGATTGCCATCTTTATGAATTCAGTTTTTAACTCATCTTCCATTAATTCCCAGCCGTTTAGCAATGAATACTTGAAATTTTTAATCTTCTCATAGTTAAAAGTCTTACCCTTATCATTATCCTTGCGCTTTTCATACTCATGTATTTCTTTGTCAATACGACTTATTATTGGAAAAGCTTCATCCTTATCCATCATACCTTCTATAAAAAGTGTTTGACATCTAGCGCGTTCTTTTCGCAACTTTTCAATATCGATGCCGACATCTTCTATTTCTTTAGGTTGGTTTTCGATTTTATATGATGTTAAATCAAATTGTTTTAGATAATTGTAAAATTGTTTTAAAACCTCGCCTTCGTCGATGTTACATGCATTTTTATTTTTAGTATTTTTGCAGTTAGAACAAAAGTATAGTTTAGAATACCAAACTTCTTTATTTTTAGGCGTATGCTTGACTGTGTTTAAAGTCAATTTCTGGTTACAGTTTGGACATAATAGTTTACTTCTGAAAATAGCGTTATGTTTTACGATTGTAGAGTTAGTTTTTTCACTTATCCTTAATTTTATTTCTTCGTATTCTTCTTCACTTATAATAGCTTCGTGGGTGTTTTCGACGAATATGTCACCGAAAACAAGATGACCTCTAGCTACCGGACTCGTTAGAGCATTGCCTATAACTGATCTGTGCCAGTTTTTACCTAAGGGTGCTTTGTATTTAGAGTTGTTCAATTTTATAGTTATTTCTCTTAAACTAGTACCTTTTTTCGCTTCTTCTACTGCAAATCGTAATACTTTTTTATATTCATTAGGCACAAATTTATCGTTTACTCTGTCGTAATAGAAAGGAGGGACAGTTTTAGCTAACCCTTTTCTAGCTGATGCGCGTCGACCCATTGCAGTACGCTCTTGAATTGTAGTACGCTCCCACTCTGCCATAGCACCTACTAATGTTACGAACAAACGTCCCATAGCAGAAGTTGTGTCATATACTTCTGTTGCGCTCCTAAACAACACGTTTTTATTCTCAAACAATTCTAGTATCTCTAGTAAGTCTTTAACACTTCGAGTTAATCGATCTAGTTTATAGACTAAAACCAAATCAAAATTATCTATTTCATTCAACATTTCTTGTAAAGCGGGTCTGTCTTTTTTAGCTCCGGAGTATCCAGCGTCAGTATATACTTTATGAATTTTCCAGTCGTTTATGTCGCTGTAAGCTCTTAATTTTCTTTCTTGTTCTTCGATAGAGTGTCCTTTTTCTTTTTGTTCAAGTGTACTCACTCTAGTATAAATTGCTACTTTCATGTGCTCCCTCCTCAAAATTGGCAAAAAATAATAAGGGTAGGCGGGCTACCCGTGAAAATTGTATAAAAAAAGAGAGAGCGCAGATGCACCCTCTCATGTCGCAAATATTTCAGCGACTTGTCTAATTTGAAGCTTGCCGCAAATATTTCAGCGGCTTGTTTTGTATATATGTAATATACCATCAAAGAGAGTGTAGTTCAAGCGATTTAACTAAGAAATCTAATTTTTATACTATTTTCAATTTTATCTACTGTTTCTTTTGAATATGATATTTCTCCGGCAGTCCAAGACTCTTTAACTGTTAACTTATCATTAGGAACTTGATTCATCTTTTATACGACTCCTTTTCTCATATTTCTTTATATTTAAAAACTCTCAACGGCTCAAATGTAATCGAATACTCGCCATAGTGAGTTCCAATACCGTATATCTTCTTATATTGTTCTATTGCCTCCAATATGTATTCTTCGCTTAATTGTAGATACTCAGACAACTCATACAAGTTACGTACGCCATAATTGTAAGCTTCTACAATTTCACGTATCGGTACAGCTGAAGTAAAACCATGTCTACGTGCATAATTTTCGAACTTGCGATTGTTGAATTTCGAGTAATCAGCTATATCACCGTATGTAAGTTTATTATGTGCTAATTCTTCGAAGAGAATTCCTGCCTTTTCTGTATCTGATAAACCACGCTTTATTAAAATTAGATCTCCTAACCATACCCCGTCTAAATTATCTGGAAGTACATCAGCCTCTCTTACTTCAATATAATCATGTTGTATTAAAGTTTCTTCATATAATCCCATCTGATACATCCTTTACTTACGTTTACTTCTTATATAATCTGCATAATCTAAAACTCTTTGCCATTCATCATCTGTCAATTCTCCTTCAAGGTGAGCTGCTCGATGTTGTACTTCGTTTTCTGTTTGTCTATTTTTTAATAGTAAATATTCTGGGGTAACTTTCAATGCATTGGCAATTTCAGCTATATCCTCCATAGGTATTTTTCTGCTACCGTTTTCATATCGGGATAAGGTAGATTTATTGACACCTATCTTAGTTGCAAAATCAGTTAAATTCACATTATTCTCTTTTCGTAGTTGTTTGATTAATTTACCTATTTCTGCTGAAGTTCTCATTTCAAATTTACCTCCGTTTTATTTATAATAGTATAATAACACTTTTCCATATAGGAAACAACTAGCATTTTAAAAGAGTAAAAAATATTTTTCGAGATTTTTGTTGACAATTAGGAAACTTGAGTTTAATATTGAGTTAACTTCAAAAAACGGAGGTGAGCAAATGTATGAGTTCAACGTCAAAAGAATGAAAGCTGAACGCATTGCTAAAGGCATTTCGATTTCTGATATGGCAAAAAAATTAGGAATGACACCAGGAACTTATTCAAAAAAAGAAAACGGACACATTAGAATTAATGTTGACGATTTAGCAAAAGTAATTGAAGTTTTAGAATTGCCACAAGATAAGTGCGGTATTTTTTTTACTTATAGAGTTTCCGAAATGTCAACAGAACAAAAACAAACATCTTAATAGGAGGAAAACAAATGCAAGACTTAAAAAAGATTCATGAAATAGCAGTAAAAATCATCGAACTAGCAGAAAAAGAAAAATGGAGCGAAGAGGAATTACTAACGACAATAGACCTCTTACATCTCCAAAATAAAAATACATTGTCTTTAACTGTTGATGGTAAAAAAATTATTTAGGATTTTTTGTATTCATATCAACATCAAAAGTTAAAGGGTTTTCATCAACCAAAATTAATAGGTGACTTGAACGTATATCAATATTATTGCCGTTAACGTGGATTGTTACGACCAAACCATTTTCGTAAGCTAATCGAACACCTTTGCTACCATCTACAAATTCACATGGTGTTTCTTCAAACTTACCGGCATTTCTAACATTGATACTAAAGTTATAGTTAGTTTTCAATCTTATCACCACCCACCATCGCAGTAGCGATAAATAAATTATACACGAAAGGAGCATAAACATTATGCAAGCATTACAAACAAAATCGAACATCGGCGAAATGTTCAACATACAAGAAAAAGAAAATGGAGAAATCGCAATCAGCGGTCGAGAACTTCATCAAGCATTAGAAGTTAAGACAAGATATAACGATTGGTTTGAAAGAATGATTAATTATGGCTTTGAAGAAAAAATTGATTATACAGCTCTTACTCAAAAAAGAGTAACAGCTCAAGGTAACGCTATTAATTATTTAGACCACGCACTAACACTAGACACTGCAAAAGAAATCGCAATGATTCAACGTAGTGAACCCGGTAAACGTGCAAGACAATATTTCATCCAAGTTGAAAAAGCATGGAACAGTCCAGAAATGATTATGCAACGTGCTTTAAAAATTGCTAACAACACAATCAATCAATTAGAAACAAAGATTGAACGTGATAAACCAAAAATTGTATTTGCAGATGCAGTAGCTACTACTAAGACATCAATTTTAGTTGGAGAGTTAGCAAAGATCATTAAACAAAACGGTATAAACATCGGGCAACGCAGATTGTTTGAGTGGTTACGTCAAAACGGATTCCTTATTAAACGCAAGGGTGTGGATTATAACATGCCTACACAGTATTCAATGGAACGTGAGTTATTCGAAATTAAAGAAACATCAATCACACATTCGGACGGTCACACATCAATTAGTAAGACGCCAAAAGTAACAGGCAAAGGACAACAATACTTTGTTAATAAGTTTTTAGGAGAAAAATAAAAATCTTAATAGGAGGAATTATCAATGAACACACTATACAAAACAACCCTCCTCATCACAATGGCAGTTGTGACGTGGAAGGTTGTAAAGATTGAGAAAAACACAAGATTTAAACTTAGAAATTTTGATTATCCAAAAATTAATAATGCTCAGAGCAAATCATTGTTGGATATTGCTAGTCACGATCTAAAAGATATTTAACTGTATTCAAAATTTTCATATCTTGTTGAGCTTTTAAGCTTTCGTATAAAGCTATTGAATAAATAATTTCGTAAGATACGTTTTCAGGAGCATCTTCTTTCAACTTATTTATTCTATCTCTAAAAAAGTCACTGTCACCACCGAATTCTTTTTCGGCTTGATTACTAAGTTCACCAAAGAAATTTTGAAAATCATTAAATTCCATACTTATCACCTCCTTTCACTAGGAGATAACTAAATTATACACGAAAGGAATGGTAGAAGTGCCACCACACATTCAACAAATGTTATACGAAATCCAGTTAAAAGCTGGTATACCTCAAAAATTAATGGAAATGCAAGGTTTGATAAACGATGAAACAACCAAAGAGGAGAAAAAAGAAAATGAGTAACATTTATAAAAGCTACCTAGTAGCAGTACTATGCTTCACAGTCTTAGCAATTGTGCTTATGCCATTGCTGTACTTCACTACAGCATGGTCAATCGCAGGATTCGCAAGTATCGCAACATTCATATTCTATAAGGAATACTTTTATGAAGAATGAAAAAACTGCTACTTGCGCCAACAAGTAACAGTGACAAACGATTAACAAAATTAATTCATTTTCAATATAAAACGAAAAACGGAGGAAGTCAACTATGACTAAAAATTATAAAGACATGATGCAGGAAGAATTAAGAGATTTATTGGCTGAAAAGAATGGAGAATTGTTTGAAGTAGTGAATGAAATCAATAAAGAAACTGAATTTGCCGTTTTACTTTTTTCAACTGTAGGGGTTAGCAATGGAGATACTACATCATCGTCACATTGTGCGCTTGGGGATATTGTAGGTCTTGCTAATTTATTGAATAACGAAAATGATTACCACGATATCGCTAATGTTATCGAAATGTATAAATTAAAAAAACTTTTAGGTCTAGCTGACAACAAGGAGGACGAGAATGATGTATTACAAAACGGGTGACGTATGTCAAAAAATAATTAATGTAGATGGCTTTGATTTTCGATTAAGAGTTAAGAAACGAGCATATAGCGTCGAAATAGTTGTTTTAGATCATGAGGGGAATTCAATTGACGGGATACTAGTTTCTGACGAGAACGATCTATACACAGCGTTAGATATTTTGAAACAAAGTATTTATGAATGGATTGAAAATAACACAGATGAACAGGACAAACTAATGAACTTAGTCATGAAATGGTAGGTATAAGCATGAGAGACACAGAAAGAAATATATTGAATATTTTTAAGACGTTATTCGACGAATATACTTTGTCAAACCAACGAGCATTATTGGAAATTGAACGTAATCAT